ATACGCAGCGTTCTACGCTCCTTATATCACTCTAAGAGAGAACAACAGAAACGTAAACGTTCCACCAGCAGCATTCGTATCTAACAACTTCGTTGCTAAGTTTGCAAATGGTGAGCCATACGCTATCGTAGCAGGTCAGAAGAGAGGAACAATTGCAGGAACAAACCTAGTAGGAGTTGAATATGACTTTACTCAAGAAGATAGAGGTTGGTTAGAGCCTTTCGGTATCAACCCAATCATCAAGAAGAGAGGTCTAGGTGTTGTTATCTTTGGTAACCAAACTGCTTACCAGACAGTTAACTCCGCATTCAGCTTAGTTCACGTAAGAGACCTACTGATCAGCGTAGAGAACGACGTAGAACAAATCCTTTCTAACTACTTGTTTGACTTTAACGAGGATTCTATCAGACTTGAAATCAAGACTCTGGTGGATAACTACCTTGATGGTGTTAGATCTGGAGGTGGAATCTATGCTTACCAAGTAATCATGGATGCTTCAAACAACCCCCCTTCAGTAATCGATCAAAACATAGGTATCATCGACGTTATTCTTGAACCTGCTAGAGGTATTCAGAAGTTCATTAACAGAATTACTGTTACTAGAACCGGAGGAATTGCAGCTGGAGGATTCATTCAGTTCGTCTAATTAATTTTTGACGGAAAGAAGGAATAGGATAAATAGAAGAAAAAAGAAAAAAGAACTAAATGGCTGGATTACCACACTATCAGAATTCACTGTTTGGGATAAACAAATACGAACCAGTTTATCTCAACCAGTTTGAAGTTCTAATCACGCCCCCGGCAGCAGTCTTGGGAGGACCAATTCTGGTTGAACAGGTGACAAGCATTTCGGGTTTGGGCGTGGATAAAACTCCTGCTGCAACCCAGCAGAAATATAAGTTTGCTGTTAGAAACTACGCAGGTGCAAAACCAGAGCAGACAGTTTTTGATCTAACAGTTAACTTTACTGTCAACTTGAATGATGCAAACTCCATGTATGTGTTTAAGACATTAAGACAATGGACAGACTTGATCTATAATCCTCTAACGGGTGCAATGGGTCTGAAGAGAGATTATACAGGAACAATCGTTCTCTCTGTCTTCAACAAGCAAGGTGACGTATTTAGAAGAATTACCTGTAGAGACTGTTTCCCAATCTCCCCGATAGGAGCAATGGAATTAGACTATGCCGGAACTGAACTATATGACATTAGCTTACAATGGGCAGTAGATTACTGGGACGATCAATTCTCATAAAAAAATTAAAATAAATGGCAGGACTACCACATTTTACAAACTCAGCAGCCGGAGTAAAACTGTACGAACCAGTTTATCTCAACCAGTTTGAGGTTTTGATTACCCCTCCTGCTAGTGTTACTTTAGCTAATACTAGATTTAGAGGAGAAGGAATTTTAACCCAGCAGGTTAAGAAAATTTCAGGACTTGCAGTTGATATCCAACCTGCAGGAGCTGCTAGCCAGTTTTATAAGTTTGCAGAGAGAAGATATGCAGGAGGTGCTCCTTCTGATACTTCTGTTGCCTTCACTATTGATTTTGAGGTGAACTTGAACGAACAGAATTCGATGATTGTTTACAAAATTATGAGACAGTGGGCAGATCTTATCTATAACCCCCTAACTGGTGCAATGGGTCTTAAGAAAGACTATGTTGGATCTATCGTAGTTTCCATCTTCAATAAGCAAGGGGATGTATTCAGAAGAATTAGTTTGAACAACTGCTTTCTGACTGCAGACTTGAATGCAATGGATTTAAACTATGATGCCGGAGAGACTCTCTACACTCTAGCTACTAGCTGGAAGGCAGACTACTGGCAAGATCAGTTCATCTAATAGACGAAAGAAACTTTTTGAAGACGAATATTCTAAAATAGAATATTCGTCTTTTTGTGTAGACGGGTATATAAGATATAAAGTAAATAATTATGGATCCAAACGAAAGTGGAATTTTAAAAGGTCTCTCACCGGAAGAGATTCTAGCTAGAAAAGAAATGGAAGGAGGAATTGTATATGATGACCCATTCATACCAGAAACCCCTATTAAATCAGTTCCCAGTGCAGAAGATCTGCAGGCAAGACAAACCCCCTTATATGCTCCTCCAGTAAACATTCCCCCGGTTATTCAGGAAACCCCGATTCCGAGAGCCATTCCTCCTGTTGAGAATAATTTAGATCTCGGTAAGGTTGAAACTAAAAGACCTGTCCAGCCAGAATTTTCTCCTGGATTAGAATTTGGGTGGAAAAATTTGCCATTAAATGTTCTTCCATCTAGAGGATTCTTCTATCCGGAAGGAACAAAAATAGCAATTAGATCTGCAGAAGTTAAAGAAATTAGACATTTTTCAACGATAGACGAAGATGATCTGATTGACTTGGACGAGAAGCTAAACTTCATTCTTAGTAAATGTAGCACAATGCACTTTCCTAATGAAGGAGTTGTTTCGTATAAGGACTTGAAGCACGAAGATAGATTTTTCCTAATTATGGCAATTAGAGATTTGACATTTGTGCAGGGTGAGAACAGAATCATTATTTCCCCAGATACACAGTGTAAAGATAAGAGTGCTTGTCCTATTAACAATGGAATAGAACTGAGAACAGGGGTTCTTTCCTCATATGACATCGATCCGAGGGTAATGAAATACTACTCTCCAGTATCTAGAAATTTTATCTTTCCTGTTAGAAAGATCGGAAAAGAAATTATGATGTCCGTTCCTTCTATCGGAGTAATGGATGCAATTTCAGAATTTGTTATCGACTGCGAAAGGAAGAGGATAGATTTAGAGGAGAGTTTTGTAAAGATAGCTCCTTTTATCTTTGACGAGTGGAGAGGACTTGATAATAAAAAAATCATGCAGAGAATGAGAGAATCTGATGATTGGTCTAAGGAAGAATTCTCATTGTATTACGAATTGTGTGAAACTATAAAAATCGGGACAGAGCTAGATATTAATGTCAAATGTCCCACCTGCGGTGCCGAGGTCACCGCACCCATAACCTTTCCCGGAGGGTTCAAATCTCTTTTCGTTATTTCAGATATCTTTAGAGAACTTCTTTGATTTGAAGTTTAGAATGTGGAAAGAACACGGTCTTGATCCCAATTGGATTGAGTCTATTCCATTCTATGAATATCAAATTTGGATTGATAAGCTAAACGATGCGGTAGATAAGGAAAACAAAGAAGCATTGTCCGAGGCTGGTCAGATTGAGCTATTTAATTTTTCTAAATAGTGTTTTTCTGATATATAAAGAAAAAAGTCCAGAATGGATTCTTCTAGAGAGTTACTTAAACAATTATCCGACCTTACTCGAAATATAGATTCTTTAACCAAAGAGATTAAAGAAAGTAATTCGAATAATTCTTCCGCCATTAAGAAAATGTCGGGTGTAGCATCTTCTGGTGGTAGTTCAAACTCAGGATCTGCTAAAAATACTGGTGCTGGTTCTCCTTCCGGTACTGCTTCAAATACAGGTAGTGCTGCTAGCTCTACTTCAAATACTCCTTCTGGAAACAAAGACTCTCAGAAAAATCCGGATAAAAATTCGGAAAACCCACCACAGGAGAAGAAGAAAAATTCTGCATTAGATTTTTTAAAGTCTGCAGGAAAGGCTGCTTTCAGTTCCAAAGGTGTTGATTTCATACAGTCTAAGCTACAGGAAAAAGGAATAAATGTAGACCGCCAGACGATCGAGAAAGGAGCTTCTAAAGTTTCTGATTTATCTAAGCTAAAAGAAAAAGAGAAGGTGAAAGAGGCAGAAAAGGAAGAGACTAAATCTGAAGAGAAGAAAGAGGAAAATAAATTTAAAATCTCGGATCTCAATCCTCTTAATCTTTTCAAGAAAAATAAGGAAACCCCGGAAACAGGAAAAGAGGGAGAAAAAGGTAATGATCTTGCTAAAGAGGGTAAAGGATTTTTTGATAAATTATCCGAAAGAATTTCTGGTGTTAAAAAAGAAAATGAAGAAAAATCCGAAAAGAAATCAGAAGAGAAAAAAGAAAGTCCAAAGCTTAGTGTAATTGATAAAGTAAAATCTCTCTTTGATAAAAAGAAAGAGGAAACTCTAGCGGGTAAAGAATCTAAGGAGTCAAAAGAGGAATCAAAACTAGCTTCCCTAATTAAATTTTCGTCTGAAACTCTCTCCGGAGGAGATGGAAATAAAGATAAAGGATCCGGAACCGATAAAAAAGGAGAGGGGAAAACAAAGACTGAGTACGAGGAAAAATTCGATAGGATGAAGTCCAAACTTAAATCTACCTTTGACACACTTACAGGAAAGAAAAAACCAGAAGAATCCCAGGCAGAAGGATCTTCCGACATGAAGAAAGAATCTACGAGTTTAAAAAATCTTTCTAATAAAACCGATCAGACTCAACAAAAAACGGAGGAGGCTAAACCAGCTACTCCATCAGAACCCGTGGCTGCACCCAAACCTTCCGATGCACCAAAAACCGAATCTACTTCTAGTAGCACTTCGGGTTCTTCCGACTCTATGAAATCCTCTACTTCCTCTAAGTCTGCACCTGCAGAAGGAGCAATAACTTCCCAGGATATACAAGATATTAAAGCTCTACTTTCCGCAATGAACGCAACATTAAATGGTCCTTTAATGATTAAAGACAATAAGCCATTTAGGCCAAAATCTAGCATGCTAGAATAAATTTCGAATAAATTTCGAAAAATTAGAAACCGGTCCGTATATTTCATTATAAAGTGAAATAACAAATACATAATGTTTATAAACGATCGACAAAAAATAGAATTTTTAGAGCTCTCCTTTGGGGATACGGAAAAGATATCTTCCAATTTCTGGAAAGCTTCTCCTGAAGATATGAGCTTTCGATACGGAAGTTCTATTGACTCCCTGAAATTGGACGAGAAGACACAAAAGACGGATTTAGTCTATCTTAAGATGGCAGAAATCTGGGGAACTAATTCACACTGCAAGAGAATGCAGGTAGGATGCTTAATGGTTAAAAATAAATCTATCATTTCGGATGGATATAACGGGAGTCCTTCGGGATTTCCAAATAAGTGTGAAGACGATGGAAACACCACCCTACCGTATGTTCTTCATGCAGAAGCAAATGCAATTACTAAGTTGGCAAAGAGCACAAACAGTTCAGACGGATCTACTGTCTATATTACAGCTTCACCTTGTTTTGAGTGTTCTAAACTCATTATCCAGTCGGGAATCAAAAGGGTGGTATTTAAAGATCTTTACAGAAAAACAGAATCACTTAGCTTCTTGTTCCAAGCAGGAATTGAAGTGGTTAGAATTGGAGAATTATAAAATTATAAACTAAGAAAATATACAGAGAAATGCAAAAAGAAATTAAGAAAGAGAAGAACATTCAGGTACTTGCAAACAATTTTATTGAGACCAAAGATGAAAGAAGTTTTAAATCACTCTACGAAAGAGTTAAACCTGGAGTGTTGAATC